TGAACACCCTCAAATTCATAACCGTCAAATTACCCCCGTCATTTTCTAATTCTTATGCCGCGCCAACCCTGATACCCGTGCCGGAGCGAGGCGGGTACGGGACGCTCAAGAGCGGGGACCAAAGTGTGGCCAACAGCCTCATAAAAGCGCATGGACGACATTGCAGAGAACCCATTCTGCGCTGCCCACATTGCATATTCGGCGTAGACGTCATTCCTAGAAATGAATTCGGGTAAGCCAGTCCACTCTATTCTTTCGGCTATGAACGCTCGCAACGGGTCAGCCTCGGCACGGAACCTATCCGTGGCTTCCTTCACGGTTACCGGCAAGACGAAATGACCGCGCTCAATGACGTTCTTCAGCCGCTCTACCGCCATTCTCAGCAACCCTGGTATCTCGGGTGCCAATCTGTGAATAAGGTGGATGTCGGGATTTGTGAACGTCTTGGGGAAGGGCAGCACCAGCCAGCGTGAGAAGAAAGCGTCTGTGGTGTCCGCCGTGCGAGGCAAGGCATTGAAGGAAGCAATCATGAGGGCACGGCACACAAACGTAAACGGGTCACGGTTTTTATGCTCGACCATCATCCAATCTCCCCCAGTAAGTTGTTTAAAGCGTTCCGTTGACTTGAAGATACGAGGATCGACGTCCCCGGCCAGATTTGCAAGCTTTCCGTGTATCTGGGCAGCAGCGAATCTATTATCATCGATTGCTTGGGGTGTAACGGCAGACACATTGTTATGTCCGGCAAGCATTGTAGCGAGTTTGAGGAAGGTCGATTTTCCATTTCGTCCAGTGCCGTAAAGCAATATGGCTTTGTGCAAGGGATTAGCGTTGTATAACATGTATCCCAATACTTCGAGAGCAAATTCTGTTGCGTCATAAGCGAATACATCCCTCAGCCAATCTAGGATCAAGGGGCACTCAGCGTCCTCATCCCAAGCAACCGGAATCCTAATGGTGGTAACGATATTGGCGTTGTGTGGCTCAAGTCTCCCTGTGCGCCAGTCCAATAGACCATTGGGTAGGTTGAGGTAACGGGTGTCCTCTCGCTCATCGGTGATGAACGGTTCCCTATGCTCTACAAAGGTTTTCACCATGGTCGCGTGGTTAGGTCGAGCACGTTCCTTCAAAAGTTTTTGAACCCTACGGTAAATCTCAGACTCACCGTCCGGTGACCACACACCGTCATAGTGCCGGTAAATAGCTTTGCCCGGACCAGGCTCTAGCCTGCCTGTGCGCTCCACTGCCCTTTGCAGCGAAATAGCTTTGATGCCGTGCTTGCCGTCAAAGAATCGGTCAGGGTCTTTATCTCTTTCCTCTTCCTCGATCAGGCAAGGGTCACCGATCCGTACCCGCTCGATTGCGGTTTTTTCAATGGCACCAACGCATGCCCTACCCCACTCAGCCTTTGATTCGTAGCCGGACCTACGGCCGGTTTCGGCAGCCTGCTCTAGGAAGGTTTCCTTGAAGCGCTTGAGAGCTTGGTACCCGCCAAGGTGGCCATGGGAAATTTCAGCCAGGATTGCCCACACACCGTTTGTCATGGCGTCATGCATTCCGCCCAGTGCAGCATGTTTCCTCAAAAGCCGTTGGTGTTGGGACACTACCCGCCTTAGCTCAGGGCACAGCTTCCCCTTACCGTGTTCAGTCAGCCATAACCGGGTATCCAGTTGAGCGCGCTCGTATGGAACGAATTTGCCCCGTCTGGTTTCCCGTAGGAGACGGTTGCTGACGATGTTTAATTCCTCAAGGGTGGGGATGTGCCAGGCCACGCTTTTACGTGGGCTCAGAAATCGATACAGCTTGCCGGAAGGGTGCACGCTAGGCGGTACCACCAGGTAACGATGATGGTGTTGCAGTACATCGACGCCAGCAACAATTTTCCCTGGCCATGTTCGATCGTTCGGTGTTTGGTACCAGAGGTGATACCGGTTCTCGCGTCCGCTTGAGCTTGCCCATGTGGTCGGGATGTCACCAAGGTAGTCGGTAAGCCGTTTCTCTGCCTCAGCCCCATCCACATCGAGTACGACCATGTTGGAAGGAATCACGATCCCGATGTTTCTCGGTTCATCATCCTGTAACCATCCGGCAACCAACTGTGTATGCTGTTCGAAATTGTGTTCGATACCTCCGGTCACGTTCTTAGGTGGAGGTGACTTCCGCCCAAGGGGCAGGGGAAACGGCATGTATCCAGCAGAAAGGTAATCCTCAGCGGCTAAGTGCCAAGGCGAGATTTGGTCGTGTTGGCTGCTCGTGCTATTCTGGCCGCCCACGGTGAGAGCACATCCTTTCGAAAAAACTGAAGAGCTGTAGAGGAATCCTCCGGACCTAGGCAACCCGGGGGATTTCTTTATGTGTCAAGCATTTTTGCCATACTGGTAGCCAGCGAACGGCTTACGCTTACGTGGCCTACCGACGTTGTTTCCCTTGGGGGGCAAGGGTAGCTCGGCCGGACGATCATTCCACACCCAAGATGATGTCTCGGCGTTGTAACGATAGTGCCCTTTGAAATAGGTATTAGGACCTCGCTTCAATATCCGGCCATCCCAGTTGCTAGGGCAAGATAATTTAGCTCCGTCCCGTGGTCCGCCAATGGCGACACCCTCAAGTAATGCCATATGCAAACGCCTCGCTTCCTACCAAACGATGGATCCTTGATCATATCCCCTGCCCAGCCTTGCCGACAATAGGGTACGAAAGAAGGGGACCTCACCCGCGTGTGAGATCCCCTCCCCTATCCCTTGGGTGGCACCCCTGACCCCAAGGGAAGGTCACATCAGTACTCGACAAGCACCTTGACCGACTTCGCACCATGCGGGACGTACAGCTGACCAACGCAACCTGTGCCACTTGGCGGAGAGTATTTCTCATAACCAGACGTTGTGGCCACGTGGTCAAGCTCAAGTCTGAGCTTGTCAACTGTGACGCCATTCGTAGCGCTCGCCTCGATCAGAGGTCCGTCCTGCTCACCCTTGATAGTTTTCGGAGCCTTGGCAGCCTTCTTAGGCGCCTTGGTCTCATCCGTCTTGGCCTTGGTGGAGCGCTTCTTCGTCGGGCGTGTCTCTGTGGTCGGCATTTCCTTCAACCTCTATCCCTTGCTAGGAAGTCATTCAATTCAAGGGATGAGCCTTCAGGAGCAGCTTATTTTCTGTCAAGGTGTGTGTGACCTAGGTCACATTATCGATGTTGATGCATTTACAGGAAGGGCACTCCGCATGCTTGGGAGATTTAATTAGGTCTGCTGCGCTCAATACGACTATCTCACCAGTGTTCAGCTTGACAGCGACGAAGTGCTTACCCTCATACTGAAATGATTCCATACCAAGCTGAACGATCCCGCGTTGGGGCGTGATGTAGCTCGGGAGCTTGACAACCTCATTGTGAGTAAACGTTTGTCCTACTGGCATGTTATCCACCAATCTCGTTGATGAGCCTGAGAACTTCTCTGCCAACCTGCACAGGGTTGCCTAGCTCAATGACAAGCCCTGCATATATGGGAGTGTCCGTTGCTTCCGTTGGGGCTTCAGTTGCTTTTCTAGTAATGGCCGCTTTTCGTTTAGCTGTATTAGCTTTTCCCATGTGACTTCGTCCGCCCTCTGTTTCAGTCGCTTCAGGTAGGTAACACCATGCTGTACCGCTGCATAGGCATCTTTGCCCCGTACCGGCCATAGTTTCATTCGTTTGAGCCTAGGCTTGGTGACACCCGTTCGAAGAGCACGATTTTGATAGGCCAACGGTAGTTGAAACCCTACCGCTAATTGATATTCCAGAATTGCGTTCAGTCGAGTCGGTATCAGCAAATCCTTACCGCCGATAAGCTGTGTCAGGTCGAAGTCCTCAGTGACTATCTCGTATCTTGCTGTGAACAGCTTCCCGTTCCTGTAGCGGCTTTTACGGATCATATCCAGTGCTGCCCTCACCTTGTCATGCTCTGTGCCCTCAAACTCGCCACAGCGCCATCCTAGAAGGTTGCTCAGCACCTTCTCTCGTGGGTGACTGAACGCACGGATGTGCACAACAAAGTGAGCCCATCCCATGACTCCACCAGGATCAAAAGCGATTACATGCAACTCATTCTTTCGGCTCGTCACCCTTGCCATCCTTGATTGCCTTTGAAATGAGGGCAGCGAGGTCGGGTGACATAACCACAAGCTTGTTCAGTGCTTCGCCTAGGACGTAGAACGTTGTCCCGCACTCACAATGGTGTATGATCAGTCCTGCAATGGTGGTGTGAAGCCCTGAACACTCGTGGGTCTGAGTCACCGGGTGTAGCAGGGAGACGTTGGGATCCTTAAACACAATTCCCATATCACTAGTGACGATTACCGCGATTCGCTTACAGGTCATGCTAATGCTCCATATCCTTTACTGTGCGTTGTCTTTCATGCTGCCCTCATGTATCCATGTCCCCAAGAGTCGCCGTACACTTTGCCGCTAGCCGTAATCGGCACGCCTCGGAATTGGGTGCTCATAACCTCGCCGTACCGTCTGGCAACGCGCTTGGCTTTCCACCTTGGAGCCTGGCCTAGCAATTCATCGTGGATGGGAAGTAGAACGGTTGACGCTAGCTCAGGATCGGCCATGACAGCGATCAGCCCATCACACATGATATCCCTTGCTGTGGACTGTATTTCGTAGTTCACGACCCTGTAAGCCTTCATCAATTCGACCGGCAACCTACGGCCGTAATCCGTTGTGATGTAACCGACTTTCCACTCCATCAGGTTGTTAATGCGGTGCCGCACCTTGGCTATTGCCAACCTGCCTGACGGAGTGTCTTGCCGGTATTCGAACATCTCTGAACGTAGTGAGCGGTAAAGCCTGTATTCGTTTGGGGTCAGTGCACCGCGAATCAGCTTGTCTTGCTGCTGGCGCTTGTACCTTGTGAGCGCGGGGAATTCTTCGCGGTATTGCACGATGATTTCTTGAGCCACTTCAAAGGGAATACCCGCCTGCTGTGAGAGCGTGAATGCCCCGCCTCCATAGAGCCAACCGAAGTTGACATTTTTGGTATAGCGGTACTGGTCTGGCGTGTAATCCTCTCCGAAGAGTTTTACGGCTGCAATCTTGTGAAGAGACTCCCCGCGCTCAGCCGCTTCTATAAGTGCTTGCTCCCTTGCCAAAGCGGCTGCCACACGCAATTCAATTTGGTCATAGTCACACGAGATGATGGCGTGACCAACCTCTGCGACGATGGCTCGCCTGACTGCCGCACTGGAAAGGAGTTTCATGATTGCTCACAGCATTGGCATATGTGCTCTCTAGGGTGCTCTTTATAGTCCGAGCAAAGGTGTATGAACCCGGTAGTGTCAAACCACAGATGGTTACAGTAGATCAGCAGTGAAGGGTCAGAGGTGACTCTAACGTCACGCCAGTCAACGCCTGCACATAGCTCTAGTTTCAGCTTCACTTGTCATACCAACCTTTGTGATCTAGCTCTGGATTCCCGTATCGCATAACGGGGCAGCATCTTTCGCCGCAATCAATGCAGCGAAACAGCCATCGCCAGATATGCAATCTCATTTCATTTCCCCCCTCAGTTCATGCAAGCGCGGTTGTAGGAATGGAAGAGTGCGATTTGTATTCTGGTGTTTGGGTCCAGTTGCTGGAAGAAATTCATTCGAGACATCCTGCCCATTGCCAGCATGAGCACTTCAAGATGACGCATTTCATCTACGCGATTCTGGTAACGGCGAAACCTCTCATAGTAGGAAGTAGGTCGACTCTTGGCGAAGTACCCTGTGTCGGATATCCGTGCGACACGCTCACTGAGGATCCCGTCCAGTGTGAAGCTCGCATCCTGCAATCCGCCTAGCTTCTCTCTAGCTTCATCACTGTACTTGGGGTCAGTCAATGACCAACTGAACTTACTGAGATCAATTGGCTCACCATCCTCTGGAATGAATTCAATCATTCCTCCAAACCTCCATCTTTAGCTTCCAACCGTTGCGCCAGAGGAAGTATTCATGTGTTCGTGTTTTCAAACGCAAACACCATCCAACTACTAGTGCAGGATCACGGCACAGTTTGATGTCAATCATCTTCGTCATCATCTTTCACCTTCGTTACTTTCCCGTCGTCGCTCACTTCATACTTGCCTTCCCTCAGCAAGCGCAAAGCATGGACGTAAGCGATTTCTAGGTGTGCCATGAGGATTCGCGCCAATCGCTTCTCTTTACTAGCTAGAACCATTTCAGTCATTCCAATTTAGGCTTGTGATGCCTAGGCTTTGACGATGTTCGGCCATCGGGTAGAACTGTGCTTGTCCCAATGGATTGACAAGCCAGAAAGGTATTCCTTCCTTCTTCGCGTATCGAACGGTTGCCCACGTGCCGGAACGCATTTGTGCTTGATTTGATGTGAAACCCTGAACTGTTGCAATAAGGATAGTGCTTTCACTGACGATGATTGTGTTACGTTCCAATGCTGGCAAGGGGACCATGACTAGATCACTTTTAGTCTTGGCAAGCCAACGCTCACTAACGTTTGAGGCGGGGTAAGCGTATGTAAGGAATCCAAGGGCTTTGGCTATCTTGAAGGCTTCCTCATCGCTTCCCGTACAATCGCCATGGCGTAGTGTGTTGGCACTATTTATTGTCCAATGGATCATGAACAATGCCTGCACCTTGGCGCGTGCGCTAGCCGACATTCCGTGTCTTGACCCTGTGAAACCTATTTCCATCACTGGCCTTTCTTCGATAGTGCGATTTTCAGTACCATGATGCTCATCTTGATCCCCGTCAGAACGCCTAACTGTCCTCTCGGGTTCTTCCAATGCTCGGCTTTGATTGTCATGAACAGGGATTCGAGCAGTCTTATAGCTTCCTCCATCACTCTTGATCCTTAGTCGGTAGTTGCTGGAAAATACCGGCACTCATGCGACCCGTTCTAGCCGCTAGAGAATTGATTGACGGGTGGACCCTGCCCTGACTATCCCTTGCCCTCAACATCCCCTCTGCGTAAACCTGAGCGCGTTTGTTGAGCCTTCTAGCCGTGAGTATGTAGCGGACCAACTTCCGCACTGGACGGTTGCCCGTTTCCGCCAAGCTTTCCAGAACCGTGTTATCCATTTGCCACTTGCCGGATGGGGTTTTTAGTCTCAGCTTGGCGCCTAGCTCTAAAAGGGTTACGGCAATTTGTTGGCCGGAATTTATGTTATTGCAACCCAAGACAGCTGCCAGCTCTATCAGATGGTCGGCACGCCGCGTGAGTGCGGCTTGGTATTGCTGAAGGTACCGCACATCTACGAGCATGCCCCGACGTTGCAACCGGTCACAGAGCAAGTCAATTTGTAAATCCCTGTCGTACAAACCATTGGCACGACTGTAGGTGGTCCCATTGAAGCGCCAGAGCCGATATGTGAGTATGGGGTCGGCACCAGCGTAGGCAATGTAGGTAGGGTGCTTGATGTCTTGCATTGCCCAGCCTTCAGATATCAAAGCCTTGCGTACCTTGGGTTGTCCCTTGCGAGGTCCGGATTTGTAATACTCACCTGGCATCGGCACCGTAAGTTGCTTAAAGCCAAGCTTGAGCGCCACTTCCCACTTACCGGCCGCTGGATCGATATGCGCTGTGCATTGCTCTTTCAGTCCAAGGTCTGCGCCGCCTTCCTCCGCCTTTCGTGGCTCGCGATGGTGAGCTGTGATGTAAGCCTCGTACTTGCAAACCACGTCGGACTCATAGCCGAGATACGCGTCTACACAACGCACGTCATGCGGTCCGTTGTATCCAATCCAGTCGATGCCGAGTGACCAGATATTTGTAATTGTCTTGCGCCACTTGGCGGGAATGACGAATGCTCGAATGTCGTTACCAATCTGAAAGGTTCGCAGCCTCCAATGGGGTAGGTAGCAGTCGAGTCCTGTTGATTCTGTGTCCATGCCCAGTTCTTGCCCGACGAACCGTTTCGCCCAACGCAGAGCGCGTTTGGCATCGTCTTTGTTCTCCACAAAGTGAAAATAGATTTGGTCACCCTGTAGCGTATCCTTAATGGTTATCAAGCCACTCACCTAGCTTCGACCAATGTGTTTCCATGACTGGACGGAGCTTCGGAAATTTGATTCCGTCTTTGGGATGGAACATAGGCCAAACCCACACCCAACCAAAGAATGTCATGCGCTTGAATGGAAATCCTGCTGACTTTGATATGTCCCGCCATTCACCCATGCACGCTGAGAATGCCAGCATGCCAACGGGAATGAGCACCATTGGGTTGTCTACCGCGCACCACTCCTGTCTGAGGTAGGGTCGCCATAGTTCTATTGCCTCCCATGGCATACCGCTTGATCGGTATTTGCTGACCAGGGTTAGCCAGCAGTTCGGCCGGTATTGCTTGCCTTCATTGAAATAACTGTGCAGGTTGGCAAGCTCCATGAGCTGGCGGAGGATTGCCCCAATGTCATCTGTGAACGGTCTGCCATTCACAACGTCTGTCGCACTTGGTGAGCTGCCCACGATGAAGGCGGAAGCATTAGCTTCAGACCCTTCCCCCGGAACCAATTTGGCAGGTTGCCAATGGTAAAACGCTTTGTCCCGTAGGATTCTGTCGTAAACGTCGTCAACGTTAAGCGCTATTCCACCCATCGGACACTGGCCTTTCCTTCCTCAGTCGTGTATTCCTCAATCAACGCTCCTTTCTGCTCAAGCCAGTCTTTCAAAGCACCAGTTCCCTTCCCCTCTATCAGTTTCTTGCCCGAAAAGGCTTGCCGTACGTGGTCAATGAAACTGAACAGGTATCCCTCTTTGGTGTGCGCCGGACATTGGGGATGCTCGCCAGTGCGTAGCCTTCCCATCCGTCCCGATACCATCATGGGTGTCCAAGGGCACCAGCAGACATCGATACCGGTCTCGATGTTGCGAATGTACGTCACCACCAAGTCAACCTCCGCCGGGCGCCGTTCGATGGTTGGATGCTCACTGGCGTCAGGGTTCTTCTGTGGTGCGTCATCCGGAACCGATGGACCCTCGATCGGCGTTAGCTTGTCCGTGTCACAGGTCAGCTCACCTGCACCAGGAATCACTACCTTGCACATGTTCGCGGCAAGGCTAACCAGTCGTATGTACCCCTCTGCGTAACCCAACGTTCTAGGTAGGCGGACCCATTGTCCCTGCTCGAATGTCGTCATGCTGCCACACTCCAATTCATTTCGTTTGCTCGTGTCGGCAAGTCACTCCCGCCAATCTTGACCGGTAATTCAATTACGTGAGCTTGCCTTTCCAACCATGCCTTAGGCCATTCGGCTAAAGGAATGTCCATCCATCGGTAATCCCGCGCTAGCCATGATTTGGCTTCCTCCACCAACGCTTCTGCTTTGGCTGCGCTCCTTTCTAAAAGCTCTGGAATGGGCAAGGCTAGGAAGTCAACCTTCCTCAGGCGCGTCATACGAGCATCCCACCAGGCACGGTTTTTGACCGGCACAGCTACCCATGCCGAATCACTTGGATGATAGGTCTGTGGCACCGTTGCCACGCGGTTGTAGTGATGCCTGCCCTGGTAAGGGTGAGTCATCTTGATAAGGAACCAATAAGCGAACAGCAGTGCCAGCACTACCGCGAGCCAGAGGATAAGCATTCCAATTCTCCATTTCCATTGATGTGTAAATATTTTGTGAGAGGGCAACCCACTTCCCCTCACTCGCGTACCCCACTCCTAAGCAGCAACCCCAAGTCAACCGCCGTACGCTTCCCGTTGTGTCATGAACGCGGATTCTTTATTGCATCTTCAATCTCTTCGAATGTGTGATCAAGTGGCTCTTCCGGAAGTGTCCTCGCCATGAGCTTGAGCCACGCTGCGAAGCGCCAGGCCTGTTGCCTGGTAGTGAACTCCGGATAGCGAATCGGCCGGATGGTGCCAGCTTGGCCACCCAAACCGAATTCGTTCGTGTTATCGACTTCGATCGGTTGTGTGTCGATGAGCGCGGCTGTCTCTTCGGCTTGTGCGGCAACGCCGGTCAGCATGTCGCTTGCCAGATCTTCTCCTGTGGTCTTGAGATCGATTTCAGGCTTTCCCTTGTCTGCCTTGGCCATCAGTCTTCGTCCTCTTCTTCGTCATCGTCTTCGGATTCCTCATCGTCTTCTTCGTAGTCTTCCTCATCATCTTCTTCGGCATCATCGATCGCTCCGACCCACCCAATTTCCTTGGGGTACTTGTCGGCGTTGTCACCCCGATTGTCTTGGAGCTGACCAAGAATGAGCGTCTGGCCATCGTTCACCCACGGTCCGATGCGCCTGATGTTACCTTCCTGGTCTGTCTTGGTGCGTTTCTTGAAGTCGGCTTCAGTAACGCCAACGGCGTCAAGGAAGGGAACATATTGAAAGGGTGTGGTGTCGGCAATGACCATGAACTTCATCATGGTGTATCCGGAAAACTTCTTTTCCGACTTGTCACGCGGGTCAAGGCGCAGCGACACACGCAATTGAGGGTTCTTCTTCTTTCCACCAGAGACGTAAACCGCCTTGGTGACTTTCCATTGGTAAACGCCGTTGTCAGGAAGCTTGCCAGTGTAAGGCTTGTACTGGCTTTCCCGGTCGTAATCGTCGATGACTCCTTTAGAGAGTCCCCAGTCCACGGTAGGCACGTGAGCATCCTTTCCTAGTCCGAGCTTGCGCTCTCATCGATCCTGGCGAGGATCGTTGGCATCGTTGGATCGTCCATGTACTGACCTAGACAGTTGAACTTGTCCCCTACCAAGTATTGCACGTCGGGATCATCAGGCTGTTGCCAGTTGATGCGCCTTATGTGCCTTACCTTTCCGGTCTTTTTGCTCTTGAGCGTCTTCATTTCCAAATAACCGGTTGCGTCCATCAGACCAACGATGGTCTGTGCTACCTCTGTTTCCTTTCCTTGTATGCCAGGGAATATGTAAGTGCCAACCTCCATTTCGTCCGTCTTCCAAGCATGCGCAGTGACCAACAGGTTTACTGGCATGTCTACCAACGCGGACATCCAAGACTTGGCAAAGTTCTGAGTATTGAAGTAGTCGGGTTTATCCGGCAGGTTCCTATGCTGGCGTTTGGTCGAGTCGATGTCGAAAGCCTCAGCCGTGTAACCCAACCGCCAGTGCTCTTGCATCCAAGTAAAGCCATCAACAATGATGAAGTTGTAACGCTCGTAACGGTTTTTGTGCATGAGCCAGTCAAGTGAAGCCATAGCGGCTGATGTTGACCTAATGCGCCTACCGTGCCCCTTCGCCTTGGCCACCCTCGCCGCTGTCTTGTACCCAGGTTCGCCTACCAGCCAGAAATTCTTACCTGGTATAGTGCCTGCCAGTACAGTTTTACCAGCGTTGGAACGTCCGAACACCAATAGGTTTTTCGACTCAGATGAGCTGTCAAGGCGGAATATCTCAGCCTCGAATTCGCCCAAGCTCATTTCAGTCCGTTCGGTTGCCACCCGTCTCGATCGCTTACCCGCTGTGCTCATCGAACCTTCTAGGCTCCATAGTGGAGCGCACTAGCCTGGCACGCCACTCGATGTGATTGATTGGAGTCCCCCACGGCTGAGGCGAGTAGTGCTTACCGTCCGCTTCAAACTCATCGCGCCAACCATCGGGGTCGATCACACGAACGCTATCAAGCACTTCCCATTCTGCTGAGAGGCGTAGCGTTTGCTCACGAGAGTCTACAATCGTCTGAAGCATGACTGATACTGCTGAGGCGTTAAGTATGTTTCCTGTGTTTCGACGCAATACCCTGGCTTCATTGGCCATCCAAGATGCAACCTTTCTGAGTGAGTCAGTCGGAACATCGAGCAAGACGTCCAATGTGTCTGGTGCTTCGTCAGTAGACATTGCCTTCCTCCTATAGTGCTGGAATTGGTACTCCTGTTGTGGCGCATACATATGCAACGAATGCAACTATGACTGCGCCCGTGATAAGCAATAGTCTAATGCTTGCGCGCCTCCATCCCATGGCATTACCCCATCTCAAAAGTCATTGCCTCATCGGTTGTTTCATAGTCGTAAGGGTTCTGCTTGATGAACGTACCCCGCCTTAGCTGTGTGATATTCCCGCCCTGTTCCTCAAGCTCGCACATCGTGAAGAAGTCACAGAACTTCGGGCACGACCAGTGAGGGGTTTTTGACAACGTGTCGGCAAATCCCTTCTGATATATCACTTGCTCGCGTAGGTCTGTGAGGGTCATCACATCACGGCGAATCCGTTTGAGGGCAACTACTTTGGCACGCCTGGTGAGGGTCACCCGATGGCGGAGGAACATGGCGGATGGTTGGCGCTTGGAGACTGTGCCGTCTTTGTTGAGCGCCAAGCCCTTTGCATCAACATCCCGAATATCAGGCATCGCCTTCCGAATGAAGTTGTAGAGGATTCCGGAAATGAATTCCTTGCGCTCGATGATCCCCAACCTTTTCATGGCTATCTCTGCCAGCGTTCCGTACGGGCGTGCCTGACCATCGATCGTGAGGTGATCGGTTCTAATTGCCTTGGCTGTCTTGTGCTCGACGATCCATATTTCGCCCGTTGTACGCTCCCGTACGGCAAGATCTAGCTTCATGCGGTACAAACCCTTGGACTCCCCCTGTTCGTCCGTGATTTCGACTTCTAGGGGTATCTCTGCCCCGACCACATCCCAGCCACGATCCCCCCGATAGTGCTTGCCGTAGGCAGCGAGCATCGCTCTACCCAGTGTGTGAAGCTCGTGAGCTTGTGCGATCACATGGTCAGGGGTAGAGCCGTGCGCCTGCTTTATTGCCGTCAGGGCAAAATGGTCGAAGCACCATAGCAAGCCTGCCATGGTGCGTTTCTTTCCTGAGGTTGTGTACCAGTGAGCCAGTGCATCATGAACCCATGTGCCTAGATCGAGTGCGCCGAATGACTTAGTCTTGGGTACCAAGCCTAGGCGCCATTTCCAATACCATTTTTTGGGGCAACGCTTGAGATCCATTATTTCGTGACTGCGAAGAAGCGGGAGTGAGTTGCGCATCTTGGGGTTTCCTTCTACTAAAAAACCCTTGGCAGGTAAGCGAGTAGGGGACCTATGCCTTCCAGCTTGAACCCTGCCAAGAGTATTTAACCCACGGTTGGAACCAAAGGAAGACGGGGAAGCTTCCGATGATTAATCCAACCGTGGGAGCTATTGATTTACCACATTTGCGAACTTAGATGTTAGCTCAGAAAACGAAATCGTCGTCGTCTTCCTTCGGCTTTTTCTTGCCTTTCTTGGCTGTGTCAGCCTTCTTCCCTTTGGAAGTTGCCTTCTTTGCTGGTGCGGCTTTCTTGACAGGCTTGTCAGCCTTCTTTGCGGGTTTCTTGGCCGGAGCTTTCTTCGCTACAGCCTTCTTTCCCTTGGATTTCTTAGGCGGGGCAGGCTCTTCGTCGTCCTCTTCCTCGTCATCCTCTTCTTCTTCGTCGTCCTCGTCTTCGTCGTCTTCCTCTTCGTCCTCTTCCTCGTCATCGTCTTCTGTGTCTTCGTCGTCCTCTTCCTCATCATCCTCTTCGAAGTCTTCGTCCTCATCCTCTTCGAAGTCTTCCTCTTCGTCGTCCTCATCCTTGGACTTCTTCTTTTTCGACTTCTTCCCCTTGGGTGCGTCGTCCTCATCCTTGGCCTTGGGCTTGGGACCGCGCTTCTGAACGCCGTGCTTCTCCCGCATTTCCTCAAGGAAATCACTTTCCATGAAGGCCGACCGGCTCGTGAGCGCCAACCGGATACCCGCCAGGAAGGCTGCCTTCTTCGAGTCCGCCGAAGCTGGATCGTAGCCAACCTCCGTAGTGATCCAGCGGGCAAACCACTTCTGATACTGAGTGGCTTCCTTGTCCGCCAGGGCAGTGAGTTTCGGGTCACGCTTCGGCTTTTTACTTGCCTTGGGGTTTGTCTTCGCCATCGGGGTACATCCTCCTAAAATCGGTTTGGTGCAGGTGGGCAACGACGCTACAGGCTGCCCGAATTGCTGTCAACATGGTGTTTACCTGGTGCTATTTACTGTGGTCAATCACATATCGTAGGTACTCGACTCCCCGCCTTTCATCGAGTAATCGAAATGAATCGTGCGCCAGTTCCTTGTTAGCTATTGCGGTACCAACGTCAACTGTGCCAAGGGAACGAAGGTAGTAATACATGCATTGCCTTGGGTTGCTGACCCTGTGGGTCCTATCCTCTGCTTGTATTTGTTGGTCAGGAATCCTTGTCTCACTTAGGAAAATAGTTCGTGAAGCGCTGTCGATTGTAATTGCTGTCCCGCCTGCTTTCACATTCAGCATCAACAGGTGCTCATGGCCACTGCTGTTGAAGCGTTCAATTATCTTGGCGCGCTTGGTGGAAGAGCCGACCTTGCCCGTGATTGCAGAACATAGCGGTTTACCTGGTTTGGTCTTGAAATGCTTTTCCAATGCTGCCATGAACATTTCTAGCAGTCCAGTATAGAAACTGACGAACACCACTTTGTCTATAGGGTCTTTCGGGTACCCCCACTCTTCCAATGTCTCGACCACCCAACGGAATTTATTGGATGGAAGTGTAGGGTAGAACTTCTGTTTGCGCGTGCCGTCAGCCTTGTCTAGCCATGTGACGTTACCGTATGAGCTTGCAAATTGCTTCAGCCTGGTCAGTTCAGCCAGTGCGGTTGTCGCCATCAACCGGCCGGATTTAAGCTCTGATACTGAGGTTTCAAACATTTGATTGTATGCCTTGGCTTGCTTCCCTTCCATCTCAAGCCAAATACCTATTGGGCTGTCTTCGTCGTGGGGGTCGAGTGGCGTGCCTATTTCCATCTTGGGTGGCAAATCTTTTGCAACTTCAAGCTTCGTCCGCCGAAGGGAAATGGAAGCTAAAGAGTCCCATAGCAAAGGCTCACGTTCCTTGATGAAATCCCCTATAGCCCAACCTGTGTAGCCACCCTTTTTCCAGAACAGTTCCGCCCAACGGTGGAACGCCGGATATGCAATAGGGTCGAGCCAGTTGAGCGTACCCCACAGGTGATGAGGCATGCTGTTCATGGGCGTGCCGGACATGGCCAGCTTGATACCGTCCGATCGAAGTCTGAGCTTGTCCATTCCGTTGCGGCGTAATGTCGGGATGCTCCCTCTGTGAATGAGGCTGTCATGGGATTCATCGATAATGACTGCACCCCAATCGATCTCGAACAGCCGCTTGAAGGTTGGTACGTCAATCTTTTTGGTTTTTCGATCCTTCTTGTGGTTGCATGCCAACTTGCGTTTCGTCTTATTGGTTAGCTGGCAACTCTTACCGCAACGATGGCAGATAAGCATGGTCCGGACCATGACCATTTCCGGGTGAACGATTATCCATGTGTGTTCGTCCATCACTGTCCGGCGTAGCTTCCAATCCCGTTGAGACCATCCGTCAGGGAACGTAACCGGCTTGTGCCACCTAGGAAGTAGCCGACGGATTTCACGCTGCCAGACAGGCTTAGCGGCTGTCTTAGGGGCAATGACTACGTAGGGTCCGGGTATTTGCGCCTCGATAATTCCGCCGATGGCTATCAACGTCTTGCCCAAACCAGGCTCATCGAAAATACCGGTAGCGGGATTGTCGGCAACGAAACGCGCGCCAACCTTCTGATACTTGCGTTGCTTCATGAGTCTGAAGAGAACGGGTGCCTCATCCTTTACGTGATCGAGCTTGGCATTTTTAGAGGCAGCCAAGGTGGACATGGAGTCCCGAGAGTTGCGGACACCAGTTGCCCAACGGCGTAACTCCATGCCGACACGCAAACGCTTTTTGTATTTGGCTTGAAGTAGTTTGCATGTCTCATAGTTCAGGGGCACAGTCCATTGCCCTGTGGCCGACTCATAAGCACCAGGTATCGCGGAGCGAATACCAGGAAGCGGACCATCCGTTTTGAGGACGATCCGCTTACCTTTTTTCTCGATATGTATTGGAGTCATCTAGAAATCGACCTGTGCCGGAAGGGTGGCAATGATCGCGTAAAGCAGGCCAGTCAGCAGGACGGTGTTCAGCACGTACCGCGCTGCCTTCACGTTGGCGTTAATCAGCTTCCACATGTCACTTTCCAATCTTGAGAAGTTGGCCTAGCTGCACCAGGCGCATATTTCCCGTACCGTCCATGTTGAATTTAATCAGCCGCTCAGAGGGGATCTCATGTCCGGCACCATCGAAGCGATGCTCTATGGCAACGGTATCTTTTCCACAGGTTCCATGCTCTTCTTTGCCGGAAATCCGATTCCACCAAGTGATTTTGTTGCCGACGATATGAGCGGCAAGCTCTCTGTCGGAAACCCATTCAGGATCAAACGGCAGGCTGTGAGGCGGGACCATGCCGTTACGGGAAGCCTTGTCAACGGACCAGAGGGAATATTCCTGGCTGACCAACACCCCTTCACGCCAGGTCAGGCAAATCAATTCCTCACCACGATGGCCGGTAACGGTGACCGTGTCCCCCTTCGCTTCACCCTTGACCTCCCAGCCTTGCTCGACAAGCTGAGCTTTGGCCTTCTGCGCCTGCTGTAGTGAAAGCTGACGGCCGTTCATGCCTTCCTGAGGGGTAGGGGCACCCTTCACCTTCTGCTCAGTCCTAGAGGCGTTATCCTTGGCTTCCAGAAGGGCGCGCTCAGCGGCTAAATCCTTTTTAGTTGGCTTGGCCTGCCGTTTCCTAGCTTTCTCATTCGCTGCAAGCACCTTGGCGGAAACCTCTTCGCGGGTCGGCTTGCGTGCGCCTGAAGCTGTGCAAGGGTTTTCCTCAGTACAACGAACTGGTGGCCTGCCACGCTTGGCAGTAACCGTGAACACTCCGCCGTGGTGGGTACGGCATGAAATCCTTTTACTCATCTTGGGGTTTATCCTCTCGAATCAATTAATGAGTGGGGAAGCTAGGAATCGAACCTAGCTCAAGGTCCCTTCCCAAAAACCTTGACGATATGGGCACCAGGTCATATCTGCTCTACCACTGAGCTACTTCCCCAAGCTGAGGGACCACGTACCGGGTACATGATCCCCCTTCTAAGCTATGCAGTTTTGCCCCTGAGGGTATGCCTTGGCCGAAAAACTTGTCAAGATCTGTGACGTACGTCACACTTGACGTAAATAGATTACTGCCTGACCAGCAGAAACTATGATCAGGCAGCAATTTATGCTCTTCAATTAATGTACGTGATGCTCACCCTTGCGCGGGTCGGCGTACTCCGGAGCGTTGCCCACGGTGTAAACCAAGAGAGCACCAACCACGGGTGCAGCGGCATATAGCCAGTCCGGGCCGTTCGTCCAAACATTGGCAATCTCCACTGCTGCAACGGCAGCCGCGATAAGGAATTTCCTAGCGCGACTCAACCAAGGATTTTTCACCACCATCAATAGCCCCTTCCGTGGCAGTTGTGGTTGTTGTCGTAACGGTTCCGTCGAGCACGGTAGGTGCTGGCGTCATGCCAGCAACCAATTTTAGGATCTCACCGTCACGTCTATTGCGATCCTCTATTACCTGAATCAGTTTTTCTTGCCCACCGTTGGTTTGCTTCTGTACCGCCTCGACTTTTCCGATCACAAAACCGAGCCCTGCAAGCACAAGCAAACCCACCGTGACAAAGCTTTCTGTCTGCTTGCCCAATGCCTGCAAGAGAGCGATGGTGCCTAGGAAGAAGACAGCAATCACTGTTTTGTGTATTGCCTTTAAATCATTCAATTGTCATCACATCCTTTTAAATGATAGTTGCTATAACGGTCTGTGCGGGAATCGTGTATGACTGTTCGGGAATCGTTAGCTCGACGGTAGCGGGTAGCTCCCCTCCGCCATGCTCAGTGTTCGTCAGGTGCGCGGCCATGGCATCGCGGGTAGTGCGGTCGGTAGCCATCGCCATGAATTTACCGAACCAATCACCATCCACGATGTCACCATTTCCGCCAGGACCCTGAACCGAAACCCAATAGGCGGTATTTCCGCCGTAGTTACCGTCAACCGTCAAAGGATGATATGCAGGATGGGTAGTGTCAGTCAGGCGAGGATCACCCGCGACGATAATGTTCAGCAGTCGCTGCAATAGCTTTGTGTTGTCACTCGGCGGGGCACCGTTTTGACCCATGCCGCGTGTTGCCCTCAGTTCCACTTCCGTACCTCCTGTAAGCCATGGTGCGCCATCTTCATCTTTTGATGCCTTGCCGGAGAAATGAGCGTGTGTCGGGTGCGGATCGTCGCTGTTGTCGTGCCCACTGCCCCAACCGGTTGATGCCGACCATTGCCAGTTTTTGTAATTGATGTAAATCAATCTCGCCAAGTCGTACGGGTCGGCAAGGATTTCATCAATGATGGCCTGCATTTCAGTATCAGTGATGTATGTTCCGTCTACCTTCACATCAATTGCACGATGTTCCGGCACGCTGTCTGAGTCCGACTGTGCTGCCTTGCTTCCGGCCGTATCGTCTTCGTTGTGGTCGGACGGGTGTGTCTTGTGGGCATCGTCTCCGATCCCCCAAATGGTCACCCCGGGGTGCCGTGCCTCGATGTCGTTTGTCAAGGATTGCATTGCCGCTGAACGCATTTGGTCACCTCCTAACTTATATTGTCGTTACCGTTGCCGTTCCTTCGCCTGTTCCGTGTGACCCTTGGATCATCGAACACCCTTGGATCATCCGGAACGCTTACCACCGTCACGGCGGTTGCGCCTTCATAGTCTTCCTGAACAAAGCCAGCTTCTTCATCCCACCAAGCCAGCGCAACCTTGGGAGGATGATTGTCGATTATCGCGCCTTCAGCCTCAATAGGATGGATTCCTTTCTCTTCAAGTAGTTCACGGACCCTGTCCAGCACCATCCTTCGTGTAAAGTTGGTGCCCTCAAACAGGACTTGACCGGGTGCGAGTCGGTAGATATTCATTACGTCACCTCAAACATGACTATTCCAGCGAGTCTGTCAGAGACAGCCCAAGTGTGCGGAACTGTTGCCGCTATTGTGGTATCGGCAGAGGACACGCCGATCACATCGGTTGATGGTGAACCAAACCCAGCCAGGATGCCTGACTTATTGGTGCCAGCACTGAAGTCCGCCATATACATCGCACCTATGGGCAGCTGTCCCGACTTGGCAGTTTGTGACAGCGAGAAAAAATACGTACCAGAACCAAATGTGGTTGTCGAACCCATGGCCGCATCTATGTAATTGTAAACTGTCTTTCCGACAGTGAGTTTCTTTCCGGTAAGTACGCCATTTCCAATCACTGGAGCGACACCATCGGATGTCCACTCCAAATCGTATGTCTCCCAAGCCTCGGTCAGCCTCTGCAAGTCGATGAGATCAGCGACTCTGAGACGTTGCAATGTGCGAAAAACGGCCATGTCACAGTCCTAGAATGAAAGGATCGTAAGCGGTTACTTGCCTGCCCTTAGGATGAGCGCGTTCGACATCATTGATATGCCTATGCACCGCAAGCCTTTGCGGATTTATGATGTGCAGGTTATCCCATTCGACGGTGGGGTTTATGTTGGTGTTACCAGGTTCCAATCTGGACTGTAGCGCGAAATCAGACCCGATAGGGTGTGCCAGTCCCTCGCTCAGTGAGGGATCGCCACTCACTTGGTACTCTGATGGCTCAACCATCGTGCTTACTTCCCACCCTTTGCCACTGATAAGGTTTCCCATGACTCGCATTTGCATGCGCCAGAACTGCCCTACAGTGAAGTTTCCTATGCCGGTCTGAAGACCGTTACCTGACAACAATGTGTGGGTTCCACCTGCACGAATACCAGCAACCATGTTGACACTGAGGTCAGTGTTGAACAGCAGAGCGATATCGTAGTAGTTATCGACATCTATGAACCGGTGAGTCAACCAACATGAGATTGCATTTCCCGTTGGGGTAACGGAAATCTTCACATCAACGTAAAACTCTATGTTATGGTACGCGGTGGGTTCAAGACCGGATTGAAGCGCATAAACGCTGTGGCGCATGACGTTTACAGAAGTGAGCAACTGTTTTCCAGTACCGCCATTCACATCGTAGTCTGTTCCTGCCCCGCCTAGGCTGACGATGGCAATACCGCTGTCCGAAGTACTCCATGTGTCAACGGCTGTACGACCGAACAAGTCGAAACCTATTTCACCCACTGACACGGCGGTTATCTGCTCACCCAAGATGTTTATGTCTACGGGGAAGTCGTCAGCATCGGTTGTCACGCGCTCATGTGCATCGGTCGAGATGACTTCAAGCGTTCCAGGCTCATATACGTTATCCCAGTTTATGATCGTGGGATATGGACCTGTGAACCCTCCGCCTAGCAATTCCTCCAGATGTGTTGCGCCTGCTGTCAAATGCGTGGTGACCATCTGAACAGTCCAGGTGGAAGGCTCTATAGCGGTATCACGATTCCAGGCCTTTGCGGCAAAGAAACTGCCTTGCGCAACAACTAGAATGCGTATCCAATCCGTTGCCGCGACCCCTGCCACTACAGGAAAGGCGGACACTGTTTCCACACCTGCAACGATTTGCCGGATAGCGATAGTGCAATCATTGGAGGAGCGCGCAAACACCCGAGCATCGATTAGGTTGTTTGCATCCACAAACCGTAGTATCACTTTGCATTCAACGTTATTCACGTTGGGCAGTACCGTACATCGGAAGTCAGCCAGGATACTGGAATTAAGCTGCGAGTTAGCTAGCACGCTTGTCATGGAACCTGTACCGGATGTAATCGATTGCACCCCAACACCATCAGTGACACTGATACTGCCTGTTCCTGAGCCTGTCTGTGACCATGACGGACCTATATCAGGATCATTCCAGGCGCCTACGATGTTGTCTCGATCGAAAGTTTCCTTGAGCCTTACCGTTTCATCCAACGCAGCGTTTAGGAAAAGGCTATTGGAATCAAGGGATTGGTCGCCTTCGACTTCACCTATTCTGTGAATGGTTGCATCAGATGAGTTGAGCGTCACCTGGTATTGCTTGGAGTTGAAGAAGACAACCTTGCCTTCTACGATCAAATCCAGGGCTATCACACCCCAACGGGTTTTCATGTTGTCCACTGTGACACGTGCCCCATATGGCATTGCTTGATAAGTAAGGATCAACTCTGGGTTCTTCTCCAAGAGGATTTTCACGGATGGCCAGCGATCAGCCTCAGAGGCGTCCCTATTCGCACGGTAGGAAGCCAGCCAGGCTGTTTGCACATCGTTTTCAAGGTTCAGTGTCTCTTGGTTTGCAAATGTCTCTTCGTTGGCGGATATACCACCGTCCTTCTGTTGAGTCGAGCTTGAACCACCAGACCTGGATATCGTCCATTGGTTGTAGAACTTGGTGGTGTCGTCAACGGGTGCCAACTCGCCTACAATGTGGCCTTCCGCTATATCGAGCGGTAGTGAAACAGGTTGCCGGTAGTACTCATTCAGCGATTTATACGCCAGACCAAACTCCTTTTCGTATACCGTACCTTCAATCTTCTCAGCATCGCGAATGATGTTGATGGGTGTGTCAATCGGTTGCGGTCCAAGGGCCTGACTTACTCCCGCTGAGGTATAGAACGTGATGTTCTTTTGTCGGCACACTCGTCTGATACGCTCATGAATCATTTCCCCCGTGTGACCCGTAAGCGCAGCAATAATTTCATCCGCGTTTGGTACCTCATCCACGTTCCTCAAGTAGTCTCCATCATCAAAATAATCAAGATGATGCACCATAAAGAACCCAAGCGGTAAGGCCTCTGAGGCACTGGAAGCGGTCAGCCTGCCGGTCATCAGGTTACCGGTATATTGAACAAGCGACACGGTTGCCACTTCCACGTTGTTAACCAAGATGCGAAACTCAGCGTCTCCTGTGGTGTGGTCGATAAGCTCGCCAGTCATTGATATGAGCTTTGGTTCTGTGAAGATGCCATCTATCACGGCGGAGGTCAGTTGCGTTGTCGGCACTGGGATAGCACTGTAGTCATATGAAATCAGTTGCAGGGTGCCAGTGTTGGTAACGTTCAGGTCCCATCCGGAAATTGAGTTTTGATTCTCAGTGCCTATATGGAACAGTGTTGCCGACCCCGAAGCGAAATCTTCCGGATTGGTGACCACACTCACGATGTAGTTGTGGTCGAACGCATATCCAGGTGCCCCGCCTGGAATCCCTTGGTCCAATGCACCTGTCAGTGTGCCAGAACCGGAACGTAAGTTAGGCAACGGTTTTGCTCCGACTATCGTCGATGACGCTGCCCAATCGATCGTGCCTGACTGAGTCATTGCCACACCATCAGTCAGCGCTGATGCGGCTTGGTCGGCAGAAGCTTCCTCTTCAAGAGTCCACAGATGCGTTGGCGCGGCAGCAATACACGCCGTCCGTAGTGGACTCTCAACTTCCTTGCTCCTGAAGATGTGATCTAGCGGACCCTTGCACACCATATTGATTCGTCCGTCAGTGCCTGACCGGTCAGAGCGTTTCGGTAGCTCTTGAGTGAACCCAAAGAACTCATCAAAGTCCCCGTTACCTGCGTCAACCGTCAGCCAGATAGGGTTGTGCTTGAACAGCAAGCCGTACAACGTGCTATACACATTCTGTCTGGACAACTCTCCGTCTATGTTCTCCACGGTGAATGTAGCTGTGGAGGCGGGGACGTTGGGGTCACGATCCCGCTTGCCGGAGACGACCGTGACACCATCCTGCCAACGGACACGATCGCTGATGTCAAGCCAGTTCCATGACCGCCAGTCTTCAGACAGGTTGGCACTCAACGCAATACGGCATTTGGTGCCTAGTCCGGTCGTTGGAAACGTTACAGTTCTATGTGATCCGACAAGCACAGGTACGAACGTATGTAGTGTGTCAGTGTAGCCGTAGGCTGCCCTCCACATTTCTTCCGCTGCTGGTTTGCTGACCATCACTCGCCCCATTTAACCCAGCAAATACCATTGACAGCTGAACCCATGTGCGTGCGGACCCTTAGGAATCGTCCTGTGTCCACCACAGGCGCAGTGTGTGGAAGCCATGTCTCCTTATATGTGGTACCACCAAACGCCGTGGTGCAGTTGGCAGGCAGCTCGATCTCATCATGGCTACGTGAGGCGGTTGTGGCGCCTTCGGCGGTAAACGTGTAGCCGGTAGCGCCAGTGCCGAGCGTCACAAGGGAGGCAGGCAAATCAGGGTCAAGTGGCTGCACTCCTGACGCAATGTGGGCCGTGCCGGTTGTTGCAGCCACATCAGTGTCAAGCAATTCAATTTTAGAAGCCGCACTAGGAGCGGCGTCCAGCCTGTATCCCCATTCAAGGATGTACAGCTTACGCGTTGAAGGCACAGCGATTTGCAGTTGCGTCCTGAGGTTGGTTGTGAATGCCACAGGAACGAATGCCGCTGTTGTCACCATCCCGTGATTGTATGCGACGTAACGATGTCCGAACATGATTGCCCTCACTAGTTGGTGTTCAAGTTGGTAACGTCCCCGCCACCTTCTGTGTCAATGATTTTCTTGAAGAACGACACGAACTCTCGTTCAGCCCCTTGGATATTCAAGTTCACATCCACTTGCAGGGGACCTGACATCCCCATCCCCATACCGGTTCCCTGTGCCAGCTCAGCGGCTTTACCGCGTGATTCAACGCTGTTGTAAACACGTCCCGAGGCACCAAGGTTGACCAGTTCCGGTTGCCCATGCTCACCTGCCACAACCCAACCTGAGCCGTAACCGCCTGACTGTCTTCCACCTACACCTGATTGGAATTCATCACTAATGGCAATAGCGCGACCCTTCTCCCGATAGGTCACAGTCACTGTTGCGCTGTAATTCTTGGCGAACGCGTCTCCTGCTGCCGTAGCATTTCTGAAACCTGTTTCCAGTTCGGCTATTTGCCTCTCAGTCAATCCTGCTGCTGTCAGCGCTGCTTTCATGGCGGGAGTAAGCTTCCCATCAAACTTCCCTTGTGCGTCAGACACAGCACCTGACAATTCAATGCCTGCCTTGGCTAGTTCAATCGTGGCATCCTTCACCTCTTGGGAAGTCTTACCATGTTTCTCGGTTGCCTCTTTAAGCTCTTTTTGTTTCTCAGCAAGGTTTTGTTGAGCATCGATCAATGCAAACAATGGATCACTCTGCGCGCGCAACGCATCGTGCAAATCCTTGAGGGCAATTACCTGACCCTGAATCTGTGTCTTGGCTTCCGATGTCTTACGGTTGGCTTTCTCTTGTGCAGCCGCGTATTGTGGTAGACCAGCTATCAAATCCTCTGTAGTGACACCAGATTCCTTGCCCATCTCAGCTAACAGCTTGAATGCAGCGGCAGCCTCTTGGGTCTTGCCGTCCTCAACCAATTTCGCCATGGCAGCATCAACAGCGGCAATACGTTCACGAGCATGGCCAAAGCTGCTGTCTCCCAAGGCATCAGATAGCCCTAGGAACCCTTCGATAGCCTCGGCGGTATCGTCGGGGATGTCGGCAAATCCGTCATCATGCAGCAGTACCAGAGCGCGCTTAAGTTGCTCGGCATCCTTGCCAAGCACGCGTGCGGCTTCCCCCGTCAGCTCTCCATCCTTGCCCAACTTCTCAAGGTTGGCAGCCAGTTCCTCAACTTGAGGGTTCAATTGGGTGCCGAATACCGCGCTTGCTATCTGTCCGGCTATCGCCAACGCTCCTATGACCCCTGCCGTTTTTCCTGCTGTGGCAGCCATCTTGCCCATTTTGCTGTCGGCATCAGGGAGGCTGGTGCGGATTTCTCGGAACGCATCAACAGCGGCAACCAATTTGGGTGCAAGGAATATGAAGGCTGCGCCTAGCCCAAGCACAACCGCCGTGGTTGTCTGAACGGGACCAGGCAAACCGCTGAAGACATCAGCCACCCTGCCCCCAACCTGAGCGACTTCCGCCAGTAGAGGGAGGAACGCTTGCCCAATCTTTGCTTGCGCCTCTTCGATTTGTGCGTTAGCCACTCGCTGAGCATTTGCATATTGATCCGTTGTGTCTTTGAAATCGCCTGCTGAGTCGGCAGTTTGCTTTATCAGCAAGTTGACTCGTGCGAGCATCTTGTCTTGGTTGGTCAGTTGGGAAACTGATTCCTTGCCTGACTCGGCCAACGCCTGTTGCTCAACAGCGGCAGCCTGAAGGCCAACGCCGTATTTCTCGATGGGGTCAGCCTCACCACGCAAAGCAGCCTGTATGTCCTGTAAAACCGTTGCTACGTCTTGATTGAACACTGACCCCATGTCAGCCGCACGTTCTGTTAGCAACAGCGTGAGGCGAGCTACCTCGTTCATTTCCAGGCCAACGTTTTTCAAGCTGGCACCAATAGGCACGGCCATTTGATTGAATGCTCGCTGGCTCAAACCATATGCATTAGCCTGTTCGTCCCCCCATTCGTTGATAACGTCGGCACTGTCTCCAAAGATTTTGTTGACAGCGTTCATGGATTCGCCTAGGTCGGTTGCGGCAACCCTGGCGGATACAAAGCTGTTCCTGGCGACATCACCAATTTGACCGATGATGTCGGCAGAGAGAATCCCGCGTGCTGTAGTGCCAATGCCGTTGATACTGTCAGCCGCTTTGGTGCCCTCTTTTTGAACGCTCTTAAGGGCCGTATTGGCCTTTTCTTCGCCACTGGTTACAACTGTGATTTCAACCTCATTGGACATCTCTCTGCCGACCTCCCTTCTAGTTTCCGTCGTTGGTAATCATCGGAATGTCTTTGGTATCTTTGATTTTCCATGACAGACCGGTTACAGTCTCTATCCAACCGAGTATCACCAGTAGCATGAAATTCCCATCCAGTGAACGGATTCCCTCCGCCGTTGCTGGTACGGGTATCTTTTCCCCTGTGGGTACGCCGTGCTCATCCAACACTTGGACTTCGGCGTTCCATCGCTTTAGGCAGAGAGCGAATGCATTGAATACGCGGACCAGTCGTTTGACATCGTCCTCAGTCATGCTGCCCGAATCTATTCCACCCATGAGCATCATGTCGCCAATTGCCTCTATGGGTGGCCTTCCCATCCAAACCTCAAAACCTTCTAGAGATGGATGGGAGAAGGAAAGCGGGACAACATCTGTAGGTACCAGGAAACCCATCTCATCACGTCCAGGTGGGCACGATGCCGTTGGCGAGTACGCCAGGCACAGACCAAGTGAATTCGCCTGTCTGTGGACGCGCCAGGGAGTAATCCGTGAGCAGCACCGAAGTTTGAGGGGTAACTCCCAACGTCTGGCCGGACACCACCAAAGCAATCTCACGCGCCACAGAAGTTGACGAAACGGTCCTGAATACGGTGTGCGATGCGTTGGCAGCATCGTTGAAAACGCCGTTCCACGTAAAGCTCATGTCCGCCAGCAGAAGCAACCGCTCCATGGCTGACCGGTCGATTCCCGTTGTGTCCTGCACACCCCTGGGAGTGGCGAAGTTCATGTTGGTGATGTCATTCCGAATGTCCCGTAGGGTTCCGGTAGCGTCGTCGATGTCCATCGTGGTCCATGCAAGACCAGACTCTTTTGCCATTGTGGTTACTCCTTTTCCTTGACAGTTACCGTGACGCTGGAAAGCGCTTTCACAACATCAATTACCTCTGTCCCGCTGTAGTGTTCTACGTAGATCTCAGGAAGCCCTGCCTTGGCCATATCAATATCGATGACCACACGCTTGATGCTGTGCGGATCACCGATGTTTAACGCTCGCAAGGCATCGGCCAACTCCTGACCTACGGCTGAATTCTTCGCCATCTCATCCCCTGTTGAATATTTTCGCGACCATGTCTTGATGGGTCGAGCAATCGTCAACCCAATCTTCTGCCCGAACATGCTTGTACGTTTGAATACCCTGAGGGTTGCCTCTCCAATCCCCGCCTCTGACAATGAAATTCTCGGGACGTTGCAGTGAAACCTGATGGGGTATAAAGCATTTCTGCCCTGGTGGGAAATGGAATGTCACAATAGGACCAGCCTGCACGAATGTGAACGAGCGTCCCGACTTCATCCGAATCCATTCCGCCGTGCTGGCGCCCTTGACCGTGCTCACGTCTAGTGGAGTGGACCAACCCTTCAGATAGTTGGGACACTCGGCCTGATGGCACGTGACACGCTTAAAGTGTGTCGTGATCGGAGACTCGATGCCATACGTCTTGTAGAAGTGTGCTGGCGCGGCAGGCTCCACACGACTGATCGGTCGTTGTCCTGTAATTTGTTGTAGCACCATTCTTTGCGCCATCACGGCACCACCGTAGCGACAAGGTTCTTCAAGACAAACACAGCTATTGTCAAGCTGCTGAACGTGCCGGTTATGTTGATGCGCAACCACCTTTCAATGGATTCAGTACGTGACGTCTGAATACGCTGTGATCCTGGCGCGGTTGTGATCTGAGCGAATGCCCCACCTGTCACATTGGTGTATGCATCGCCTGCTCCGTTGTCCTGTGAGTGTTGAATGGTCACGGTGGCATTGGCTCCGGTGAACGCGTTCACCTGAAGATAGGCCTGTAGGCCAAAAGCCGTTGTCCCGATTGCTGCGCCGTAATCGAGCCCAGTACCGGCACCAGTACCGCTGAAGACATCCAATCCGGCCGTCAATTGGTCCGTCCATTCAAGGCCAAATTGGTTTCCCAGCACCTGAATAGCGAAAGGAAAGTTGCCGTTAGCCTCTCGGGTACCGTCATAATTCGATTGCTTGCCGACAATGCAAGCGGCTGACCCTCCAAGCACTGGACGGTGGACCCACGACCCGACACGGTCGGTATACGGAAGCGTTGACAATGTCTTGTGCGACTGTCCCAAGGCAGGGTTGAACCATGACTGCCAGGTGAGTGATCCGTCTCTACCTCCGCCTATCCTTTCATGTGCAAGGCGGTTGATGCCTGCCACAGGTAGGACTGTGGTCAACCCGCCTTTGATGCTTTGCGCCGAACCGGTGTCCCCTGACAGGTCTACTCCGTCGAAGTAAAACTCTTGTCCTAGACCGGATTCCTTCGCCATTAGCTTTCACCTCCTACGGAGCTTGCTCGAACAAATCATTTATGACGCATGGAACCGTAATCGTCATGGTGCGGTATATCGTATTGTTAAGAGTCACATATCCAGCCAGTGATTCGAGTGCAAACCCATGCGCACCAAGCAAATCCACGTTCGATATCAAACCATCCAATGTGAAATCACTTGAGTAGGCAGCCATCAAGGCACTGGTAGCTTTGGTTATATTTGGGTCTATCATGTCCAGTGGTTCTGAAAGCATGCTCGTGTAAATGCGTACGTTCATCACCACCAAACCGCTTGTCTTGTTCAGTCCACTTCTAGCTGGTACCGGTCGAATGCGTTGCTGCCATACGGCAGCGGTTATACGGTGCCCTGGTGGGTTCTTTGGTTCATGCCCATTGACAGCGTCAAAATATCCGCTTGCCAGAGCATGGCTCAACACAGCGTCTATGAGCGTGTCAATGATTGTTTCAAGATGGCTTGGTTGCGTCATCGGTTCAGCCTGTCTACGTGTTGTGAGAACACTTTCGCTGCAATGTCTATTGCGACTTTTCGAATGTCCTGAAGCACCAACCGAAACGAGTGGTACCCCTTGAACCTGGTGGACTGATTTCTACTTGACACACCCTCAAGCCATCCACCGTAAACAACATTGTCATCATGCACATGCCAATCCTTGCCCTGGCGTTCTTTTTGGATATGTGACCTGTAGTACCCCGTAGGATTCTTCAGCACTCGATCCAATTGGATGTGCATGAGGTCAACTGCCTCTTGAGCTACCGCCTCCTTAGCGTCCTGCGCGGCAGCATCCATCCACGCGTTTAGGTTGGCACCAAAGAACGGTCCCTTCAGCTTCGCGGTAACATTGATGTTAGGCATCAGATAGCTCCCGTCCGGAGCTTACGACCATAAGCGCTGTAAGCCTTCTCACACAGATCTCTCAAGGCTTTGTTGTCGAACGTCTCCGGTACGTAACTAGCCGACCCTAAGCGCGTATCCGCTAGGGCAAGCGCCAAAGAATATTCCGTGACCAATCCAGGAAAGGATTGACACACGATCGCCGTTGCGCTGCTGTGTGATGCCGCTGTAGTGCCCAGAAAAGCCCTGACGATGGTCAGGGTACGGGGAGCGTAGATATCCGCCGTAGGGGCTGTGTGAGCGGCTAGCGTGGTGCCATCCCAAGCGCGCTTAACGATGAGAGTGTTACCCGCGATATCAACGATTTTCATACGCTCAGCGTCGATGAGAATTATTTCATCCACGAAGAAGGCTGCGCCGTTCTGCACCACGACGGACTCACTGTTTTGGCGAGCGTCAAGGGATGTTTGAAGGTTCTGTGTGGTGTCCAGCATGCTTTTATTGGTGACCAAGATTCGCTCATTGTCGATTTTCATGATCGCACCAACGCCGACGCTGCCAGAGTCGGTAACCTGAAGCGAGGTCACAGAGCCGTTGATGAGCTGAGCTGTAGCACCAGCGGGAGTTGTCGTGTTCTGGTACCCGTATAGTGCCTCAACTTCTATTGCCTGCTGGAATGTCGAGCCAGACGAAAAAGCCGAAGAGGTCGATAGGTCGATTTCAATTCGGTTGTAGGGTGGCTCTGACTTGTCGTCACCACGCCGAAGCTTGATATCAGCAACGGGTATCGTGTTACCACCTGCCGTAAGGGACACGACTTCAATCACTTCGTTGTCCCCTAGGTCAAGCTCCCACGTAGCGCTGAGTGAGTAGTTAGGCCAATCGAACTTACGCGTGGCTACCTCGGGGTAGAAGCGTCGCTTCAAATCCCCTTCCACAGTGCGTGCTGATGCCTCTAGAGCACGGTCTATCCTGGCGTTGGAAAACAAGGCATCCTTGAAATCGACAGCCTCTCTGACCGCTTCACGGGTAGCGTAAACGGGAGTGGAAATCGTCATTTCTTAGTCTGCTTTCTGACTAGACGGATATTTAATTGTAAAGAAAGTTTTGTTTACTTAATGCCGTCGCCATCTCTAGGCCACTGCCAGCCATCGAAGGGGCAATGAAGCACAGAGCCTATACGCTGCAACGGCTCACCGTCGTTCGGACACGCTTGAGGGGGTGTTGCCTGGTTCTGCCTTATGATCTCCTGCTGCTCCCTCCTGATGGAAAGCAGTTGGTACCAGCCACCTACAGTAGGGGCAGCCTCGCCCGTGAAAGTGAATTCCACACCTACGGGACAGGCCAGCAAAGCAAGCGTCTGAGTGGGATAATCCCCAAGTGTCACAGCGGAATTCTTGAAGCGGCCTATGTCCCCAATGTTTATCGACAGTCCCTCAGTCGAGCGCTCGCCTACGCCGGTAGCGAACGAGAAACCGCCTAGTGGCCAATACACACTAACGGTCAGAACTTCGTCCGGCGTTGCGTACTCCACAGCCTGATCAAGGGTTATGAGATTGTAGGCATCGTTTGCCATGGCAACGGTGGAACTTGTTTTCTGACTTAGCAATTGATGATTTGACTCGCGATGCACCAGGGCTGTTACCGAAGAGGGTTCGTTGTCGCTCTCATGGTAGTACCACACTCCGGTCAACAACCCTGGTGCGTTGGCACTGAAGTCGTTTCCGAACACAGCGGGACCACCATTGAAGTCTGTGTTGGTTGGCGCATCAAAGGCTTGAATGGTGGTCATGGCTGCTCACTTCTTCTTGGTAGCGGACTTCTTCACTGCTGTTGTCTTCGGCTTTTCGTCGAAGTCGGCAAACTCGTCCTTCTCTTCCTTCTTGCCGTTCTCAGGTTCCGAATCCAGTTCAGTGGAAACGATTTCGACGGACTCAGCTTCACGGACGAACTTGTCAAACGCTTCCGGAGAAACGGTTTCGACCTTCTCAGGCACCACGCCGAGCATCGGCCGGTTGATGGGTACCCGTTTGGGTTCCTCAGGTTCGGGATCGTAGGAGGGTCCGCCAGCCTTGGTAATTTTCGCCATGGCACTCACGCATTCGGCTGTGCTAGCAGGTCTGGCCGACGCTGAATCTTCAGACCGTGCGGAACGTATATAGCACCACCCAGAATTGTTCCACCAACGCCAGGATCGGCAATGTTGATGGAAAGCCATTCGAAGGTTGCGCTCATCGATGCTGCCTCGATCTCGAAGAAGACAAGCATCTGATGCGTTGCGAACGTGGCACCAGCCAACGTCAGAGTCGCGCCTGCCGCTTGCGTGGTCTCAGTCCATGTTTCAGTACCCAGCAATGGGGAAGCCACATTCTTGCGGTACCACTTGGTGATAGCCGCAAGGTTCTGTGACGTACCCGCTGTGTTGGCGTTGTGCTCTTGCAGAGTGATAACGACATCATCGGCACCCGCTGAAGCGGCGTTCTTCATGAACAGAATGCCAAGGGTTTCGTAGTTTCGCATGTGGATACGCTTGCCAGTGTTGGCACCAGCCGCTAGATCTGCGACATTGTTGATGCCAACGCTGATGTCAAGCAACCTGCCAAGTGCTCTCATTCTCGCCTACCAATCTTGATCCCGTAAAGGAGCGACGATCCAATTAGAAGATGGAGTGTCAGGAATACCATTCCGAGCATGAAAGAATCCTTATGCGGCAAGGCGAACGAACGGGGAAAGCGTCGCGCCACCGTTTTGCGGAGTGATGGGAGCCTGAAGCCAGGGACGGCCGTCAAGCCTTTCGATGACACGAATTGCAGTCACGTCCTGATTGAAGCGGAAATCCTCACTCTGCCGCGCGGACATGGCCTGACGGTCACCGATCAGGTAGTGCCCGAAATCAACAAAGTTGATGTCACCAGCGGTGCCCAGTGCACGCGCCTTTTCAGACACGATCAAAGGTGCGCCGAGCATCGACATTGGAGGCGCCATGGACGCGTTGGGGAAACCGCCTCCACCAATCCAGATTGGCGAAGTGCCGCCGGAAATAACCATGGTAAGAAGTTCCGGAAGCACGTCTGGAGAAACCACCCATACGGCACGCCCAAGTGACTGAGGCAGCATGCGCGCGTATATGGATACAACTTCCTCCCAATCGACGGTAGAAGCACCTGTGCGGGTCGTTGAGATCGCGGCAGGCGCGTTCAGGAAGCCCAACGGCTCACCGACACCACCACCTACGAAAAACGCCACATCCTCAAACCAAGCAATCGCCTCGGGGAACATGGTGTCAATGAAAGTGGTGTACGCCGGACGTGAATCCCGCATCAGTTCATTGGGAACTTCCACGTACAACGTGAGTTTGTGCGCCTCAAGCACAATCCGACCGAAGCGAGGCTTGGACTCAGTGAGCGTTGCGCCTTCCTCCGTCCAGAAACCGATTATTCCGCCAAAGACCGAAGACACGTTGGACGTAGAGTCCACTGAGGGAATCGGGACGCGAAGCGAATCCATGGGGATGACCCGCGCACGCGAACGAACGATTGCTGTCTCAAGCGCGATTTGAAGCACCATCGCGCGCAAGTCTTCCGGAATCAGGAACCCACCGTCAGAAGGTTCAAGTGAGCTTGCCACGTTCTGCAAGCCGATGAGCTTCTGAGACAGTTCGGGTGTCCTCAGACTGTGATTACTGAGATCAAAGGTGAACTGAGCCAATGAATCAAATGTCTTGTCGAACTTCGCACCAGTAGCGCCTTTGTTGTAGAGCGTGTTTGTCTTCACAGGACGACGCGAGTTCGGATCGAAGTTCAGTGGGTTATGCTCAGTTGCGCCATTGTCCCGCAACCACTCCACCATGAATTTCTCGTGCGCTTCCTTGTTCTGGTCCAGCAGCGAAGGGTCGTACTTGAGCCGAAGGTTGATGTGATCCTCGATGAAGTCGGCGTGCGCCTCGGGATCGGCCATCAATTCCTTCATTGCCTTAGGGTCCATGAGAACTTCGCGAAGTTCCTCACCCGTGGTCGGCATAGCAACTCGTTTTGCCATGATGTGTTTTACCTTTCTTTCCAAGTGGCCACTAGGGCACGAACTTCATTCCATGGATCTGATGAGTTGACAGGGGATGGGGCATCCTCACGACCCGCGTACTTGAACCCACGATTGTCAACACGATGCGGTCGGATGATGAGCGCTGAGATATCCAATTCCTCAGATACCGTGTTCTCGACCTCCGTAACGATTTCTTCTTCACCGTCATCGGGTGGGGCAGGCTTCACGTACACCTTGTCAGCCAATCCAAGTTCAATTGCTTCATCGGCAAACATCCACGTTTCCGCCAGCATGCGAGAGCGCCATTCCTCACGTGTCCCGCCTGCCCTTGCCTTGTACATATCGGCAATGTTGTCTGATTGCAAGTTCAGGAACCTTGCCATGGCCTCGAAAGCAGCGGCGTTACCAAGCTCAAAACCCAACGCGTCATGAATCATGAGCTGTGAGCCGTTCATCATCTCGACTTCATCACCGGCCATAGCAATGATTGACGCTCCCGAGGCTGCCAGCGCATCTATGCGAGTAATGATTTTCGCCTTGTGCTGCACCAATGCGTTGTGAATTGCGATGCTGTCAAACAGGCTTCCGCCTGGTGAATTGATGCGAACCGTGATTTCCTTCACGTCCAGGGCCTTAAGCTCCGTAACGAATTCGGTTGCGTCCACACCGAACGATCCGCCGATTTCATCATAGATGAAGACCTCTGCCTTTTCCTCATCCTCTGCCACGTTGGAAATTCGGTACCAGTCAAGGCGAATATCCCTCAACGCGTGTGCCAGGTCAGCATTACGCAACTGGACTCGGTCAAACAACTTGGATTTGAAATCCAGCAATGCCCGTGTGTGCTTGTTTATCATCACTCTCCCCTCCTAATGTGTTCCGGCGTGCGCGATCACAGCACGGGCACCAGCATCACTGTCCTCACTGGACGGACTTGGTTTTGGTGCTGTTGGTGGTGCCTTAACTAGTTTCTCCCAACGCATTTCAGGAAGTCCCATAGCTTCAGCAGCATCAGACCCATTGAATCCTGCGTTAACGAGATTGAGCGCTCCCTTGGTCTTGCTGTCGCGCTCTCTGTCCTTTGCTTCATGATTGACCGGCGTAGGATCATCCGGTTCGAACACCAAATTGGGACCATTGCTAAACAGCGGAAGCAACTCCGCGTTAATCATGTCCGACCAACGTTCCAAGCGCGGGATCGTGTGGTTCTCCGCCATCACTTCTTTGCCAGCATCGGCATTCGCGCGGTTGACATCATCCACAGTGCCAAGCATTGGCTTAGGGAACGCATACGCTTCCCGAATCAGTTCCCTTGGTAGATTACGCAACTCGACAAACTGCATGTCTGCCATGGAGAAATTGGTATCATGCCACTTGGCGTTTTCTAGCACTGCCACACGATGAGCATTGGCAACCCCTTGATGTTGCTGGCGCCAACGCCGGAGGAAGTCATTGAATTCGGTATCGTTCATTTTATAATCAACTTCGATGATGCCACCTGGCCTGGCACCATTGATGAAGAAATTACGATTCCAAGCGGCTGAGAACCTTGCAGCGTCAATGTCCGCCAACACAGCTTGCACCGGACCCATGCCCCTGTAGGGGTCACGTGGATTCGGGAGCTTGATGTGAATCACTTGGTCTAGCGTGAGTGGCACTTCCTCACCATCGTCAGCACGATAGATGTACCCAGTGAGGAATTTGGTTGGGTGCTTCACAGGATGGATACGGTCAGGTCTAACCGGCCACATCTCAACCACAAGGTTACCAATCATCGTCAGCACGATCACACCCTCGCCCACCAAATCGATGTGCTGCTGAACGGTTTCCCTGAAAAGCCTTCCCGTGTAGAACCTATTCGGTCGGTTCCAAACGGTGACTAGCGCGTGGTCGGTGACTTCCTTACGGCGTGCCAGATCTCGCACAGAGCTTTTCCGATACAAGTGCCATTGCGTACTGGCAAAAGCGTTTCCCAACTGGCTGACGATGGCGAAAAGTGTTCCCACGGAACCATAAGCGTCGTAAGCACGCTCCATGATTCCCGTGTCCCCACCGTCCAACATGCTTGAAAAGCCTTGCCTTCTACCGCTGAACGGTACCGGGGGACCAGCTAGGTTTCTGAGCGCACGCAACCCCCCATCAATCACACGGTCTGCGAAACTTCGCATGATCACCCCTTTAGGTACGTCTCATCAATGGATCTACATCTGTTGCTTTTTCCTTGGTGGTCAGGTGCCGTGCCAGCAGAAAGCACGAAAGACCAGCCACGATGAAGCCTGCCAGGGAGGATACGGTAAAACCCGCTATGGTCAAGAGGGCAAATCCAGCGAGGTCAAACAGGATGCGCACTATATTCCTTAGAAGGCTTGCACCCGTGGTTGCTTGGGAATTGTCGGCGTACTCCATAAGGAGTTTGGCCAAGTTCATTAACGCGACTCTATGCATACTGGGTCGTTTGTGCATCGTCGATCTTCTCCTAGTCGAGTACGGTAAACCTTGCTTTGCCTTTGAAGTCTATGTGCATGGTGAAATATCGATCTGTGTCCATACCGTGATCGTTTTCCTTCACCGGTTCGTCTTTTATCTTGCCATCATTGGTTTTCTTCCAAACATAGGAAGAGACCTCTTCCATTGAACACGTCGGCAACACCTTGTCCACCAACTCGGGATCACGCTCTACCAACGTGTCTTCCATGTAATACAACTTGGATTCGCTTTCAGCATTCAGTTTCCACCGTTGCTTTGTGAGGTCTATTCCCTCTGCAACGTCTTTCACAGCGGCTGTTGTGCCCAAACCCGTTGCGCGCTCAAAGGTCCGCCTGGCCTGCAAGTCATGATCGCAGATTATGGCGGTTGGTTTCGGTTCTGTCCAAACGGTTTCCACCCGCTTACGTGTGACCCTGTTGAAATGGTCGTACCACTCAACCGCCACCTGTTTTGTGACTTGCTCCATGATGGTCACTGCGTGCTCAGCGATAGTGCGGTTGGTCATGTATATTTCTCGATACATGTAGGCAACGCCGTCTTCATCGAGCGCATACCACTTGCAGACAAACGGATGTGCCATACCGAAATCTATTACCCAGTAGCGTTCCCATGACTCAGGAAGAGGAAGGCGGTTGCCGTCTTCGTCATAGCTCCACTCAAGCACGTGGTATGCGGGATCGAACTCTTCGTATATCTGCCCTTCGGCGGAAACCCATTTGCCATAACGCAATCTTTGCTTGCGAACGCCGGTCAGGTTGTCCAGCTTGGAGATGTAAGTTGTACCCTTGTCCGTGAGCTTGTATGTGACACCATCAGGTGTGGTGGTTTCGTCGAAGAGAACAGGATTGTCCTCATGGCGGGACTCGATGAGTGTTGTCTTGCCCTCGTTACAACGGAGCTTGAGCCAGTGCGTTGCGCCAGCAGGGTTACAGTCCATGATGAGCTGCTGGAAACCTATCTGCCAGTTACGCAAACGGGTATTGAGAGCTTCCAAGTCATCCACCAAAAGCTCTGTTGCTTCCTGGACATAGATAATGTCGTATTCGGAAGACATGATGCGGTCGGCATGGTTCATGCCGCCAATGGTGATGGAAGACCCATTCTTGAAGCGGTACTGTGGCGCCTCTTCCCTTGAGCCACCGTAGTAATGAACATCCCCAACGGCTATGGCTTCTTTGGCCACGTATTTTCGCCAGGTGACCAAGGCTGTTGAAGCAAGTGAGGAAAGCGTTTTCCGGACTATGAGCGCACGCACTCCTGCTGTTGCCAGGCACACCATGAGCATCTTTTCCAAACAGGCACGGCTTTTACCCGTACCAGCCGGACCAGAGATCAGAAGCTCAGCATCCTTGATGTGAAATATCTCTTTACAGGCGCCACGCGGTGAATACCTGTGTTGAATGATTTTCCGGCGTGCGTCACGCTCTCTTCGTTGCTGGTGTCTGGATTTCGGCACCGTTGGCGCGCTCATTGTCTTCCCCTCCTACTTCGTTGCCCCTCTAGGTGAGGGTGGTGCTTCCGGCAATTTATCGGGTCGTGTAGGAGGTTGAACTTTTTTAGGCTGTGAGTCGTTAGTGTGCTCAGTATCCTCCCCTTCCGTGAACGTGCCGACATGCTCACGTACTTGGGTGTCCCTAACGTTGGTCAGTTCAAGCGTGACTATCTGAGCGGGACCAGCCTCGACTTTAATGCGGAAATACGTGCCTTCCTCAGCGGTAATGATTTCCACCCTGGCTGGTAAGTTGATCCGTAAGTGCATGAATGCGTTGAAACGTGACTTGGCGTCAGGGTTTCTGTTAATTCTCTTTACCATTAGGTCCACTCCGGAAATTGTAAAGAAAGTTTTATTTACAGTTAATTTTATTTAAGATCCGCGTTCACGTCCACACCATCGATCAAGTAATTTGCTACCGCGCCATCGGCGTTTTCGCCGGACCCTCTGTGCATCAGTTGGCCAAGCTCATTGGAGGCGAGCGCTAGATAGCTTCTAAGCTCCCTGAGGATCGTAGCGTCGTATGTCCTTATGGCACCCTCGTAAAGTACCTCTGCGACGCTCTGAAGCCTTCTCAGACGCTCTAGCTTCTGCGCTATCCATAGCTCGCCGATGTCGGCAGGCGCCTCAGCCTCAAGCGCATCGTAAACCTCCCTGGCTTCCTCAATTCGATCAAGATGTGCTTCAACGAATACCTTTAGCTCCGGCACGCTCATATTGAAAATCTTTGATAGTTCCTTGGCGGTCCATTGACGACTGGCAATAGCAGTAATCAACTCAAGATTTGCCGCACTCGCACCCTTGGCTTTCTTCTTCGGCATGGCGGGGAGTGTACAGGCCATTTCAGACCAACATCAATTGTCGATCGTCCTCTTGGAAGCCTTGATTAGGGCAAGCCATGGGAGCGCTCCCAGATGAGGGCAAAGAAAAACCCCCCGGACGA